GCCGGTCTTGCCGGCCGCGTCGTGCCGGCCGAAATTGCCGGCATCGGTCAACGTGGTGGTGGCCAGGTACAGCGAGCGTGCGCCGGCCGCAACGTCGAACGCGTGCCGCACGGTCTCTTTCCAGTCCGGGTCCTTGACGGCCTCGGCCAACGCGTCGTAGGTCTTGGCGTTCCACCCGGACGCGGTGTTCTTGGCCGCAGCGTTCAGCCACCCCAACATCACGTCGGGGTCGAACTCGCCCCCGGTGGCGTCCACCACTTGGCCGGCGCCGGCCTCGGCGGCACGGCGCATCCGGCGCAACAGCACGGCCGACAACTCCCGGTCCCATCGCTCGGAATCCCACGCGTCGGCCAGCGGGGGGAGGGCCTTGGCGCCGAGCGCGGACATGACGGCGTTGGTCTGCCGGTGCACAAACGCCGTGATCTCTCCGGCGTAGGCGTCGCGCTCGGCCTCTGTAAGCGGCTGTGTGGCCTTCACGCGCATCCGTGCCGGCGCGACGGCCTTGGGTGGGGGTGCAGAGTCCCGAGGGCTTGCCTGCCCGCCCACAAGGACGTTGAGGGGCACCACAAGCTCATCGGTGCCGTCGATGTGGGACAGGTTCATCCGTGCCCGCGCCTCAGACCGCAGCATCCACGGCGACCCGGTGGACGTCGAGAGGATCTGTGCCTGTTCCTCGAACGACCCACGCAGCTTGGACTCTAGGTTCGCCTCGGCGTACAGGGACCGGCCATCGGAGAACTCGGGTGTCAACTGCGCGTTGAGCACGCCTTCCCACGCCGAGATGTAGCCGCCGAGGCTGTCCCGGTAAAGCATCTGCCGGTACTCACGGATGTTGCTGTAGGTGCCTTGCTGGGCGCCCACAAGCTCGGGGGCTATGTGGTAGGCAGCCGCGCACTCGATCGCGCTCAGCCGGCGGCCCTCAAGGTCCATGCTGTCGCGAGGGGTGAACGCGCCGGCCACGTTGAGTTTCATGCCGTCTTCCATCAGCGGCACCCCGCCGGCCTCGGGGCCGTCGCCGCTGTAGCTCGCGCGGAACCCGGCTTTGAACCTCTGCCGGTCCGTGTCCTCCCACTCCGGCGCCTCTAGCGGCCGTTCGATCCAGGCCGGCACGCGTGCGCCGTTGCGCCAGACCTGCCGGCGGTACTTGACGGCCTCGGCGGCTTCGTCAAGCACGTCTTGCAGCGTCTCTAGTGGGGACACGCCACCCGCGCCGCGCGGGGTGTACCCGTGATCCCACAGCAACGCGTCGGGGTCGTGGCTCTCCCACTCGCTGTCTTTCAGGATCTCCACGGCGGTGACCTGATCCAGCGCGTCATAGGCGAACCGGACCCGGTAGGCAGGGATGCGCACCAACCGGTAGGCGTCGGAGTCGTCGCGGGGCACCTTGTACGCGGCCCACCGGTCGTACAACAGCGCGTCAAGGATGATGCGATGCCAGAACCGGAAGGCCGATTCGTACGCGCTCGGTTGGCTGAGCGTGACGGCCAACGGGTCATCGGCGAGACGTCGCCGGTCGGTGTCGCTGACGCGCTCGAACACGTGCAACGGGATGGACGCGACACAACGCGCGATGAAGTCCGTCACCTTGCGCACGTTGGGTTGCGTGCGCCACATCCTGTCAACGTTGGCTTTACCTGACACGACCGATAGCGGCATGCCGGGGTCGACGACCTCGATACCGCCGGGCCACTCCGACATGCGGAACCCTGGGGACGCCTTGATCCCTTGGGGTTCGGCTGCCTTGGCCACGTCTAGGCCGAGGACACGAGACCAGAAACCCACGTGGGCCGTCCCTTCCTAGATCACCAACAGGTCGTTGTCTGCGTAGGCGCTACGGCGCCGTGCCTTGTGGTGCATCGCTCGGGCCATGCACGTGGACAGGGCCGACCAACCGTCAATCTTCTCTGCCGAGCGCGACTTGTCCGGCTTGACGTTGCCGGCCGGATCGAGCGCCACGGCGAGGTTGTCCGTCATCCAGCGCATGACGGGGTTCCCGTTGTGCCGCAGCATCGGACGTTCGGGGGTGCCCGAGGCCAACAGGCGCTTGATTTCTTTCATGGGCGGGGACATCGACGCGTAGCCCTGCCGCACTTCCACCAGCGGCGCCCCGGCGTCGTCGAGCGTCTTGGTTAGTTGGTTGGCGTTCCACGGGTCGAACGCCAACGCCTTGACCTTGAACGCGTCCAAGTCGGCGCGGGCTTGCTCGGCCACATGGTCGTAGTCCGTCGTGGCGCCCGGGGTGACCGCAACCAAGCCTTGACGTATCCAGGCGTCCAGCCCGCCGGCCGTGCGCCGGTTCAGGTCGGTCACCACGGCCTCGGGCAGCCAGAACCGCCACAGGGCGTCATACGAACCGTCCTTGCACGGGAACAGCCAACACAGCGCCGTCAGGTCGGCGACGTTGCCGAGGTCTAGCCCGCCGTAGGCGTCGCGGCCGGCTAGCTCGGACTCCACGACCATGCCGGCGTTGCGGTCCCACTCGGCGAGGGTGATAAAGCGCGTGTCCTGCTTGGTGCGGATGCCCAGGTGGAGGCGCAAGTACTTGGCTAGCTCGGTCGGCGACGACTTGGCCTCTTCCGCCGCGTCGCGCAAGTACCGCCGGGTCGGTGACACGCCATAGCCGGGGTTGGCCATTCGCTGAGTCGCCTCGGCGAACGGGTCCAGGTCTTCCGGCGCGCACCACACAACGCCGTAGGTCGTCGGGTCCTTGATCACGCCGGCCGCTAGCTGCTCGACCCGTAGCCGCTTGCGCGCATAGATCGTGTTGGGCTTGCCGTCGTCGGCCGTGGTGATGATGACAACGAGGGGTTGACGCCTGGACCCGGTGCCGGTCTCGATAGCCTCGACAAGATCGGGCGTCTTGTGCACGTGTAGCTCATCGATGATCGCGCCATGCAAGTTGGCGCCGTGCTGCGCGTCGGCCGCGCTCGCCACCACTTCCACATACGAGTCAGACGCCGGGTGGTAGATGCGCTTGGCCGTCACCTTGACGAACGGCTTCAAGCTCGGCGACTTGGTGGCCAGCACCTTAAGCGGGTTGAACACGAACCCCGCTTGACGTTCCGTCGTCGCGGCTGTCACCACCTGAGCACCGGACTCGCCGTCGGCGCACGACAGGTACAACGCGATGCCACCTGACAACGTGCTCTTGCCGTTCTTGCGCGGCACATCCACGTACAGCTTGGTGATGATGCGCACGTAGCGGCCGGCGTCGTCGTCCCATCGCACCCAACCGAACACGGGGGCGATGATGTAGGCGACTTGCCACGGGTCGGGGTGTAGCGGACGGCCGGCCCACTGCCCTTGGGTGTGGCGTAGCCGGCCGAACGCGTCCAACACCCGGTCCACCGCGCTCGGGTCGAACACGGCGCCGGGCACGTCGCACGGTTCCGGGGTACGGATAGCCGGCGGACAGTCAGGGAACGGGATGCCCCGATCCTGTAGGTACCACTCGACCTCAGGCGATAGCTCAGCCGGTTTGGGCGTAAGGGTTGCGGCTGTCATCGTCGCCACCCTCCACCTTGATGCGCGTCCGACCAGACGGCGTGAGACCGAACTCTTGGGCGAACGCCCTAATGACGTTGGAGCTATCGCGGAACACGCGCCACGCCGGGTTGGTCACCACCGTGCCGGGGAGGCTGCCAGGGATCGTGATCCCGTTGTCCTCAAGGTCGTACATGGCGCGCCTGTTGTTCACCACCGCAACGCAGTAGGCCACGAGGGCGTCTCGATCGGCGGACGACTTAAGGCGCATGTGGTCGATTTGCCGTACACTGTAAGTCCAAACGTCTTGTACGTCGTCTGGCAACGGTGGCGGCCATAGCTCCTCATCGGGTGCGATTGGCTCAGCCTGGTTGACCTCCGAGGGTTTCGCGCCCTCTGCCAACCTCAGCTTGGCAGGGCGCGGTATCCGGCCTCGTGGCATGAGGGGTCACCGTCCAAGGATCATGAATAGTGGGACGTCAAGAGCGCAGTGCCCGCGCCGTTGGAGGCAATTCGTCGAGGCGATACATCACCGCCT